ACTCTTTTTAAAGTTGGGTATTCATAATGAATATGATTGAACATCAAACAAACTTAGTTAAATCCGGGGGTGTCCAACCTTCAGGTTTTAGAATTTTTCCATCTTCTCGGCGAATGACTTTGCCTGTTTTAGAATCTATTTTATTTAGATTACTGCGGGCAACTTCATCCCACGCACCTCTAATATCGAATTTTTTCATATGGCAATAACCGAGAACGACCCAAATCAAATCCATGCATGCATCGAGTTGGTCGATATCGTTCTCGGTATTATAGCCCTCAATAAATTCTCTAAATTCCTCTACAATTAAATCTTTGTAAAGATAAACATTGCCGCCGCCAGGTTGTTGATCACAAGCGTCTAGAAATATTTTCACATCAAGATCCATACTCATATCATAATTTCCTTTTTAGTCTGCGAGAACTTCTTTATTATGTTCCCAGTGTTTTTTACGATCCTCAAGTCCTATTGTACCACCGTTGATCTTCTTTGTCAATAGAACTATATCATTTTTATCGGCAATGGCATTCAATTTATTTTTTTGCCAAAACCAACAAGCGGATTCAATAGCACCATCCAAAGTTTCGCAATATTTAATTCCATCTTCTAATGTAAGACCAATAGAATTAGAAAATGCTTGATAATTGGCTTTACCGGTTAATTGAATAGCGCCTCTACCTCGATGGGCGTATCCTTCTCCAGATTCTTCTGGCCCGTTACCCATTCTATTAGCATAAATTCTATTTGCAATTTTTTCAGGTTTTCTTTCATATTGTTTGGCTAAAGCTTCGTTTGGAAAATATTTTTTAAATAATCCTAACAACCCTTTAGCCCCATAATTTAAATTTTCTTGTAGTACCGTAAAATCTGCAGATTCGTGTCCGCACTGTGCTAAAAATGCAGCCACTCTATCTACAGTTGTTATACCATATTTAGGCAATACCGTATTAAACGTCTCAAATAAGTCATGGATATTTTTGTTTCTCGATAAGCACTTTTTTAATTTTTCTTCTGTGAATTCGAATTCAAAGCTCATATTTACTCCTTATTATAGTTATTATCCCAATTCATACTGGGTTTCGTATTTTAGCCTTGCTAATATATATTCCTTAACTATAGCGGATCTAACTATGTCATCTACTCCAAATTCAAATGTTTTGAAATTTGGCATCATATCTGCAATAGCCATAAACTTCTTTAGACCAGACATATCTGTTTTCTTATATAAATCTGTTTGTCTAAAGTCTCCACAGAATATAATTTTTGATCTGTGTCCAATACGAGTCATTATTGAATTCAATTCCATGTCCGTCATATTTTGACATTCATCTACAATAATGATAGAATTGCTAAGGGTAATACCTCGAACAAAAGATGTTATCATAAATTGAACACCTTTTTGTTCAACTAATCTTTGATATGCATCTGGTCTATCAAATAAATCTCTACAAATTTCTACGTACGGCTCTGTGTATACTTCTGTTTTTTCTTTCTCATCTCCGGGTAAATGTCCTATCTCTCTACTAGGAACAGCTGACCTAACTATTACTACTTTCTGATATTGATTTGTTTTGTCTAAAACTTCTTCCAATGCATGATAAAGTGCTATGTATGTTTTACCTGTTCCTGCAACACCGTGCAATAACATAATCTTAGATTTATCATACGCATCAAAAAAACCTTTCTGATTGTCAGTTAATGGCTTAATTGTTTTCATATCATCTAAACTTAATTTCAACTTGTTATTTGCTAACGTTAGTTGAGGGGTTGGATTAGATTGGACTTGAAGATTGGTTTTAGTATTTTTTGCCATGGAGCTCTTCCTCTTTTTGGATAGTAAGAAAGGTGGCGACACTTATGTATTCGCCCCCTCGGTTGAAAAAAGATAAACTACCATAATTTATTTCCTACTCAATTTATCTGTAAGATTGGCTTTTATACCATTGGCATTACCAATCCTAGATAAGACTTCTCGAAACCCGTCATCGATCTTTCGCACTCCAAGACGGATCGGATCACCTATCATCATTTGTGAATGGTGGGTTTCGCTTTTTGTTGATTTACAGGCCGGACATTCTTGATTTTCCTTATCGGAAAATTTACAAAAAACCTCAAAAATAGTGTCACAGTCGGAACACTTTAGATCGTACATAGGCATTAATTAAGCTCCTGATACATTATATATTACTTATGAATTTTTATAACCGATAGTATCCAGGATATTATCCAATGATTCGGCAAACGTGTATTTAGGTGCCCAATTTAAATCATTTGCTATAGCATTGATACTAGGAACACGATTAGATACATCTTGATATCCAGCCCCATAAAATTCTGAACTGGACTTAACTTTAATTTTTACAGTATCTACTAATTTTCTTTCTTTCAATTTATCAATTAAAATTTCTGATACTTCTTTTACTGATAAATTATTCCATGGATTTCCTACATTATAAATTTTACCTTGTGTTGTAACTTCATTTAATAATATTTCTTTTAATGCAGATACCCCATCTCGAACATCAGTAAAACATCTTTTCTGATGACCACCATCTACTAAGGTTAATTCACCTCTTTGTGTAGCATCGCCAATTAACTGTGTAATTAATCTAGATGATCCTTCAGAAGTAGAATCTAAAGAATCAAGATACGGACCTAACCAATTAAATGGTCGAAATAAAGTAAATCGCATTCCTTCTTTTTGATCCATAGCAAAAATAACACGATCTAATAATTGTTTGGAACAAGCATATATCCATCTGGAATATTTAATGGGGCCATATACTAAATCTGTGGTTTCTTCGTCAAACGGAGCCTCACCTTTACCGTATACTTCAGATGTAGATGGAAATATAACTCGTTTACCTAATTTCTGCGATAGCTTAATTACACGAAGATTTTCTTCAAAATCCAATTCAAAAACTCTCATAGGTTGTTCTACATATAATTTGGGTGTTGCTATTGCGACAAAAGGTAATACTACATCACACTCTTCTATCAATTTATCAACAAGATCTCTATCCTTAATAATATCAGCTTGATGGAAAGTAAATCTATTATTCGCCGGTATCATATTTGTTCTTGTTTTATATAAATCAACTCCAAAAATACTAACATCTTTAAACCTATCATCTTGTAGAATAGATGATGTAAGATGATATCCAATAAATCCGTCGGATCCTAAAATTAAAATTTTCATTATAACCTCTCAAGTTTTGTTTTACTATTTGTTTCTAAAATATTATGTATCATTTTTCCGACGGTATCTTCACCATATGTAGTCATGATAATTTTTTGGTCTGTTCCTCTAGGCACCATAATCATATTATTGTATTTACCTATTTTAAATGTGGCATCATATAGTGATGATTGTATGTGTATTTTAAAAAGCCTATATGGACTTTTTGTTACGGTATAACTAGAAATATTATCTATATTATATTTTCCATACTCATTATTATATATTTCAACTTGTTTCTTTTTTATATATCCATCTATGGATGCTAGATGATATAGATAATCTGATACAAAGTCTCTTTCAATTTTCCATGTGTAAGTGCATTTAGTTATTTGATTGACATCTTGTGCACCCATAAAAGAATCAAATATTGTAGAGTATCTGTGCTGTGATAAAATATAGGTAGGAATATTTCCTACAAGTTCTTTAGCTTGTTGTCTTTGATCGCTATTTGCAAACCCCTTTTCGACAAATATTTTAGATGGATAAAGGGATAGACATTGTTTTAAATCTTCAAGGTGAGATTCAGTTGCAGATGATATAAAGACAGGCATATCCCGATAAGACAAATTTTGTATTGCTTGTCGGGATATTATTGTTGGTGATATTTTGCTACCAACATAAATGGGCTTGACTTTTAGTTTTTCTAATTTAGAACCTATAAGAAAAGCCCATTTACCTGTACCATATATTATTGCATGCAGATGATTTCTCCAGTATGACCTCGTGCAACTAATTTAGCTTTGATATCATCAAATACATTCCATGCAGTAATTAAGACTAACGCATCTTTGTCCAATTCATTTGGACTTTTTATGAGTATGTCTGTACCTGGGAAGTAGTACTCCTGTTTTAATTCATTGTCGTCAACTACGCCTATTAAATTGTTAACAAGACCTAACATATACAAAGATGTTACTGCCTTTGCAGCTGCACCATATGCTACGAATTTTCTATCATCCAATAATGCTCGCATCTTATTTTCTCTAACATCTATTAGAGCTTCCACATCCGTTTTAGCCTTAGTCCAATCTATTTTTGGATGTGACCTATCCACAAATACTTTAGCATGTACTTTTTCTGCAATCAATCTAAAACTTAAACCATGTGTATTGATAGGTTCAACATTTATAACTTTTAGATTAACTCGTTCTAATAATTTAGCAAAAGAGTAGCTGGAATAGTAATCAATATGTTCATGATAAACATTGTCCAAAAACTTACCATTAATGATACCTTCTTGGTCTCCACATTCGACTATAAGTTTGCCGCCGACTCGTAAAGCCTTTGCTATACCGGATATTACATCTTGCATATTCGGTATATGCGCAAGAACATTATTTGCACATATGTAGTCATAATGATTACTCCAGTTATATCTATCTACCATTTCAGAAGTAAAAAATCCTATTACAACAGGAACTCCTAAATTATCATGTTCTTTGGCCATAAAGATAGAGGGTTCAATACCAATTACATTACAACCCTGTTTCTTAAATTGTTCTAATAGATATCCATCATTACTTCCAATCTCTAATACAGATGCGGATTTACCAAATCCATATTTGTTGACTATATCAAACGCATATTTTTTAAAGTGTTCTCTAAAAGATGCTGATACGCCAGACTTATATCTATATGATCTAAAGACACTATCTGGGTCTGGAGCAGTTGCTAGTTGCAGATGACCACACTCTAGACAATTATTAAGTTCTAAAGGATGTCTGGTAAAATCGGGTTCTGGAAAAAGAGCATTGGCAACAGGTGAACTTGGTAATGCTAACCAAGGTTGTATATTAGAACTGTTGCAGGCTCTGCATGAATTATACTTCAACATATTGTTCGTGAAGAGGAGAGATTTTTACAATATCGTTATCATATGTGTCAGCATCACGTTTGTGTTCTGAGATAACTACCATAGTAGAATCGGTTTCAAAGACCATTTCATGGTCAATCATAGGACCAGTCTTAAACATATCGCCTTGTTTAAAATGTTCGCGATGAATTTTAGTATCACCATGATCACGCCAATAGAACATCATCTCGCCTGATACTAAATAACAAGTATGCGTATCAGTCTTGTGATAGTGATTTGCTCGTAATGCTCCAGCTTTAGACCAGATCATTTGAACATTAGCTTCGCCGTGAGTTAGGGGGAGGATAGTACCGCGGTCGTCATGAAATCCATTTTCAACAGGTACTCGGTGTGATTGTGACATAATTTTCCTTCAAGTAGTTACATACCAAGATGGTATAGATCGTTTTTTCCAATTTGCTAAGTGCCGTTTAGCCCCTAGGTAATAATTTATATATGCCTGCACAGAATCGCCTGGTACTTTGTATTCGTCGGGCATCGCAGGTGTTGGTTCAGACCAACCTTCATTTCCTATGTTCTCAGGAATATTTTTTAATAAAACATAGCATAACCCTTCTCTTTCTACCTTATGTGTTTTACCGTAGCGGTACGTATATTCTTCACACAAAGCAATTAGCATATTAGCTAACCAAAGATAATTTTCGGAGGATTTTCTTACCCATATAGCTGAAGGATGATTGATATGAGTGGAAGCATAAAGAAACTTATCACGACTATCATGAAGAACATATCGGCTTTGCTTTCGACCAGTGTCAGAATGGCCAACAATGTGAGTGCCGTCAAGATAGCGATGAGCAGTAGAAAGTAACTGAGCATATTCAAGGATCATTTTTACAACGTGTTTATCGGGGTGCATTTTAGCACATTCAGTTACATCATTATGTAGGTAAAATATATTCACAATGTTTCAATAGATTTAAGTATATTAATTATAGATTGTTTTGCTTTTGTAGATAAAACAAAACTCGACTTAGCTGCTACTAATGCTTTGATCACTTCGACAGGTTCATAATTTTCCAATGTCTGAGATGTGACATTTTCTTTAACGCCGCCGAACATATTTAAAGCAAAAATAGTCAAAAAGATTTCCTCTTCTGTATAAAGAGGAATCTTGTAACCTTTGTAATAGGTTCTTCTCTCAGGAAACTTATAAATTGTAGCGGGCATATGAAATCCTCATTTCCCGAATATTTATAATTACTTGATAGATTTGCTAGATTCCGCTTGATCTTTATCTTCACGAAGTTCAATAAACACGGGTAAGAATAAACTTTCAACCCCAGATTTATCTTTAATACGAGCATTATATTTTACAGTAACAATTTTTCCTATTACTTTTTTGGTATATTCATCCCTCTGTTCGTCCGAATAACCTGAACCAACATTAACACGAATAACACCATCGCTTGATTCACATACTAATGCTCCAAGGCGACCGACATTCTTACCTGTGCCTTCTTCCCAATCAACAACCTTAAGTTCGCATTCTAATTCGCCTTTGAACTTAATTTGTTCTTTGGATCGCTTGTCTTCCCAAATACCTGTCTTAGATTTTAGAATAGTACCTTCTTGACCTTCGGATAAGAACTTCTCAAAGATTTTCTGAGCATTATAGATATCATTTACTTCTATATTCCAGACCGAACTAATGTAATGTCTAAACTGTGTATATTGAGCATTTACATGTGATATAGCATTGTTCAATTTAGCAAGTCTAACATTGTAGGGTTCTCTATCAATGCCTTCTGTAAATGATTCAAAAGGAATAGCATCCCAAAGTGTTGCTCGAACATTATCTGCTTCTGTTTCACTCATTGTGCCTTTGATTGACTTAGACAAAATGCCATTACCTGTTTGTCTATTGACAGGTTTGCCTGCAAAGTCTGCAATCAACAATTCACCATCAAACACCATGTCTGCTTTGTAGTGTTCTGCCATTTTAATGAACGGAATAGCAAATGATGGATTAGGAATATTTAATTCTTTACCATTACGAGATCTAAACTCTACCGTGTTGCCTTTGACGATTGCGTTGAATCGCATTCCGTCGAGTTTAAGTTGTACGTATGCTGGGAATGGGATTTTATCAACGAGCTTTTGGTCGTATCCAGAAGCCAACATAACTGGGTACGTCGAGATAGCTTTGGGCCAAATTTTATTAACTGTTGCTTCGGAGACTCCGCACCGCATGTCTTTTGCAATAATACGCTCAATAATTTTCGCATCTTCTTTACTCACCGATCCCAAAATAAATTGTAAATGATTAATTGCACTATGGCCTGTTGCTACTCGGTCAGACAATACGATAAGATTGTCCAATGCTTCTTCTAAGGAAAATAGATTGCCTGGCTTGGTATCATAGCTAGGAATTTTTCTGATATAAAATTGAACGAAGGGATCTAACGCCAAATAAAACACACGCTGAAGAGTAGCGTTATTTTTATTTTTTATAAGAATCGCTTCTTTAGCTAACCGAGAATTGTCAGATGCTAATTGCTCAAAAATACTGAAGATGTTACTCATGTTTGCTCCTTTAATGTCTTATTATAACACCGTTTGGAACAGAAGTCAAGCAATCGCATCTAAAAATGGATGAAATTGTGAAGTTATAGAAAATGTAACTTTATACTGAGTTTCCGCTTGGATAAGCTCGTCTTTTACCTTTTCCATAGAATTCAAATCCTTGAAAACACCAATAATAGTCTTACGCTTTACTCGATTAATTTTATCGAGATATTTTGCTTCTAGTATAAACTGATTATCCATTATCTTTACCTTGGGCATATACATTAGGAATACTGCCGTAAGTCTTATACCAGTTAATTTTATAATTTTCTAGTGGAGCTTGTTTATAGAAAATTTGATGATTTCCATAATTGAACTTTTCATCTGTAGGTGGATCTTTATAGAAAAAATGTTCAGGGGTTTCGTCCTCATCCGTATTTTCAAAATCATTTACTATTGCAAGCGATTCCTCACCTTTAATCTGAAATCCACATCCTCGCAGAAACTCTGCAAAACGATTAAGTACTTCGTCAATATGATATTCTTCGATCTCCATAGTAATTTTATGGTTCGGTCCGTGTTCGTGAGTGAATGTAAAATTAGACATTTTCTTTTCCCATGCTTGTAGTTTTAGTAATTGTTTCGTACATAGTCTCAAACTCTTCATGTTCTTCAAGTTCGAGGCTAAAGTTTTGCTTATGGTATACTTTAGCCATACGACGGAATGTCTTTTTAGATAATTGGTGCTTTTCGCAAATTTCTTTAATTGCTTCTCGAACAAATTCTCGTTCACCTTCGGTGCGAGCCATAGATGCACTAATTTCTTTCATGCATTCCAAAATTTCTTTACGATCTGTTGGACTTGATGGGACTGTCATAATATAATTTCCTTTTAAATTTTACGTTCAATATCTTCTTCTACACACTTATCACCATATTGGATTTCAATAATCTTCAACGGAGAATTTGTTTCATTACAAAGCTTATGCCATTCACCTTGTGAGATTGAGATTGGTGCAAAACGTTCATAACTACCTCGCCTAACAATATCTTTTGTTGCAGGATGTATAGTATACACGATTGCCTGACCTTCAGCTACAAACCAATTTTCATGCCGATGCTCATGTCTTTGCATACTTAGACATTTGCCAGGTTCTACTGTTAATTCTTTAACCTTAATCTGAGGACCATCTTCATGTAATACTCTATAATATCCCCATTTACGTTCTGTTTTAGGTGCTTTCCATTCTTGAAGTATCCAAGAACTAGAATTCAGTTTGTTCTCACCACCTACACCAAATGCAAAGGATAATCTACCGTTATACCATTCATCTGCAGATAAATTCATTTCAGGTATATTATCCTTGCCTCTATCACCACCGTTAGCAAAGATAATATGAT